GTCTTTACAAACTTAAATGTGTAAACTATCGAACCACGCCAATATGAAAATGCATTAGCAACATAACCCATGTGCGTACATCTAAATCTATCTTGTATCGTATCAGAAAAAGGTTTAATTTTAAAAGGGGTCACAAAATTATCCCAAAGAACTGTACTACTTTGATCAGTTGTAGACCAAGAAAATCTGTCCCAATAATTCGGTATAGACAGTATATGTGAAAAATCCATTTCATCAGCTGATGTTCCAGCTAAACCAGACTTAGTTTCAATTTCATTACAAGCTGAAAGAGCTAATTTGTGTGAAGTATCTGCTCCATCATAATTCGCCATTCTATTCTGACCACGCAATTTTGACTCACAAGGTAAACCTTGTGTCGTTGGTTTTGAAAAACCTAGCATTTTGAAAATATTTGAAGCTTCTGCCGAAATCCATGCTGGTCTCGTAAACATATTTCCCAAAATTGGAATTTTTGACATAGTGTTGAGTCCTTCAGAAATTTGACCAATACCAGTACTTATAGTACCACTATCTTTCATTTGTTTTATTTCCGAAGCAACTTGAGCGAAAATCTTGTCTGGTGGCCTTTGGTACGCCTTAGAACTCCATAATTTTCTAAATTCTTTTTCGGAATAATTCCCTTCACTTATTTGTTGTCCAATACTAGCAAAATTAGGTTGATTACCTGTGTATATATTAGCACCTGTAGGATATTGAATGTCAACATCTTCCAAGTGCGCCCATACCGTATATTCAACTGAACCTGTACCAGTAACTTGATCTCTCAATTGACTATAAACAACCAAGTATATAGAACCAAAAGAACCTTGACCTGTAATTAAGTTGTAGTATCCATGAGGTGATGCATAAGGTATATCCATTTGTACTTCTGTACCTACACTTAAATCCAAATCTGTTCTCGGACAACCAGATCTGCCTTGTAAAGTAGCATTAGTTAACGCAACTCTATTTGGCATATACTGTGCATAAGGAAAATATTGTAGCATTAAACGCCCTTGTTGAAAAGGTTGGGAGTTTACTTGAACTTGAATCACCAACTTAGCACGAAGACCAACGAAACCACGTAACTTCTCTTGATACATAGTATTTGAAATTAAAATTTCTGGAAAATTTGCAGTAAACAATTGTGTTTCAGCAGGTGTGTTCGAAGACCATGAACCATTATGTATAATAATGGGTCTTTTAAGAAAATCTTTAATTGTATGAATTCTATCTTCTCGAGTCATCATAGCTAAATAATCAGTTGACAAATCGACAATGTCAGGGACAGCAGTAGTCGTGGGAATAACACCTTCACTAGCAAAGTGTACAATTTCTTTTTGTTGAGAGGATATCTTTCTATCCTCATTTTCAATTTCTGAATTATTATTTTGAAACGTAGCAGGTAAGTATCTTAAATAATATGACTACCTAATCTATATTATTGCATAGAGGGTACCCTGGATATTGTGGGGCTGCCACTAGGCATCCTGGGCGGTAAAGTTAAATAACTAACCTAGTTATTAAAATAGCAGTACTTTCTTCTTAGCTTAACCTCTAAAATTTGTATAAGAAAGCAAGTTCACATTTTAACCTTAAAATTCGTAGATTTCATCTGCAAGAAGTTTTACATCATGCAAATATTGTTCGTATGTGAGGATTTGTGGTATAGCAGGTAAATCTTCTACGCACTGAATAATACCTTTTCGCAACTTATCATACTCCTCACGACCATGATAAACAATTTCACGGAAAGCCGTCTCGATGTTTGTCATAAGAATGACATTTGGATCTATCGTATTTCTAGTCCAATTTAACATCTCGTAAATGACCTCGATTTTAAGTGGAGCAACTGTTCTCTGTAACTCAGGACTAAATTTGAAACCACGCTTCAAAAAGAGCACATCTTCAAGCTTACGAGTTTTGACAATCGCACCAGATTTCGCTTCATCTGTGTACTCGTGTTTCATTCCTCTCATTATTTCACTAATTGATTCTTGATTGAAGAACTCCACTGCTTCTCCAGCAATATTGAGTACATTGTCGTCTCCATAAGCAATCATTGAAACATACTTTCGGAAACACTTCATTGATTTCCACTTCGGATTTCGTTCGTTCATAATTCTAATCCAAGCAATACGCATAATGCTAGAGTTATACAAGCAATTAATTATGACTGTAAATGGATTGCCAGACGGTTGTGAATGGGTCCACATGTACACATTATCACCGAAAATATGTACTGAATGAACTAGATGTGACCACAAGCCTAAACATATTTTGAGAACATCATTTCCTTCTTCAGTAGAAAAATCATTAAATTGTTCTAACCACACGAC